ATACTATTTATGATATAAAGACTTCCACTGGATCAACACTGGAATTCCATAGAATGTTTCCAGTTGATATGCGGTTCTTGCATAGGACATTACGATCTCCACCGTGACCCCATCTTCTGTTAGCTGCAACCCCTCTGGGAATAAAGCCATAATTGAATCAGCTGCTTGTAGGGCAGATGATTGTCCTTTATCTTGACCGATGAAGCAATCAACCTGTAGCAAACCTTGATACATTGTTATACCTGTATTACCAAGTGTTAATACCTCTGGTTGAGCAGGGAGCATGGTACTTCTAATGAACGGAGTAGCTGTCTTGCCAACGTGGCGTTTGTTTTCTTTCTGATGCTCAGGTATTCCTGACAACGTACTTATATGCTTTATGAGAATTGCTGTAATGGTTTCGTATATCATTTAATTCCCGATCTTTGTATGGCAATTCTCATGATATCTTCGGACTCAAGAATAGTTGTAGAGACCATGCCTACCGGTGACATCTTTGGAGTACCCTCTTCAACATATATTGCGTAGTCTGTACTATTATTTAGCGTAATTGATTCAGGTGTAACTGCATTACTCCAACTTGCTTTTAATAATCCTGTTCTTACAGGAGTTTTCTGTTCTACTCTAGCTTGGAATTCTGCTGCAAACTCTTGAGCAAACTTTCCAAGATTAGCTTGGAATGTTTTTGCATATGCAGGAAACGTATTAATGTTTGCCATTATGATACGGTAATCTTGTATGCAACTGGAGTGGCACCAGGATTATATTCATCCACGGACGTAATTGTCCACGTAATCTTGTTGGCAAATAGTTCATCTCCAGGCATTGGTGGTTTCTTACCTGCAGGAATGTAGATTGCTTTCTCTTCCATGGTAAGGTTAGAAACACTTGAATCAGTACTATCGCTCTTCGCGGCTGAACCAGTGATACCATACACTTTACCAATCACTGCACCATCACGAGTGATGGTATATTGCATGCCGTAAGACTTGCAAATAGATGCAACTGTAGCTACCGTGGCAGATGGATCAAACATTATCTTACCATCCTCAATGTACCACCAGTAGTTGATACTAACAATGGTCTAATTACTACATCAACCCTGCGAAAACCTTCAAAGGTTGACTTGGCAGGTTGCTTATTAAATTTAGTTGCAATTGCAATATCACCAATCTTCACGGAAGATTCAGAGACACCTGCAGTTGGATTCTCTTCAGGATAAATGTTATCACCATTATAATGCATCAATGCAAGTTCTGCTTGAGCTTCCTTGAGACTTTGCGGAATAGCTCCAGACTTGTGATATCTGTTGTTCTGATCTATGAATGGATAACGCGGAAACAATAGGGACTGTCCAGAAGTCTGGACCTCGGAAAGAAACCTGGAACCATACAGCATATCAAGGGATCTTGCAGCATTAATCAGCGACAACTCTAGGTTTGCGTCATCTCCTGCCCAGTCTGCATTACCATAAAGAGTGTGGTAGGTACCAGCTTCAGCCAATGTGATGTAGGAGTTTGCATCAACCACAATATCACCAGTTTCAACAATTATTGTCATATCTTATATCCTTATTTTGTGCGGTATTCTTCCCTTTAACACAGTGCCGCAGGGACTATGCTAAAGGGAAGAAGGGGAACACCTTTCGATGCTCCCCTTGCAAGGGGATTACCCTATCTTACATGCTTGATGTGCACTGACCAACCCACAAAGCGTCTTGATCAACGATACCGAACTTGCTAACTTCATACCAACCGACGTTAACAAAACGATTCAACTTGTCGAAAGGACCAGTTGCAACCATACGACCATCTTGCGATGTAGCTTTTCCAAGAGCATTGAAACCAACGAAGTAAGAGTTGTATACTCCAGCAGCATTTGTAGCATTGTTATCACGAACAACACGGAAGCCCTTGAACATACCGACTTCGTTCTTCAGAACAGTCTCAGGGGTTGCATACTTGGTAACATCTACCCATGAACCAGCTGAAGTGTCAGCGCGAAGATCTGCGATAACGTCATCATGAGCTATCATAACATATGCGCCATCGATTGTTGGCACAGATGCACGGGCTAGCTTATTGTAGAACTTGTTTAAGAAAGTACCAGTTGCCACGCCGGGGATACTATCACCGAATGCAGAACCATCTAATGCATTAATAGCCAGAGCGTCCATAGTGGAACCATGGTTCATACCAACTAGCTGTGCAGCTGCTAGGTCAATAGTTCCACCAGTTTGTAGAGAAGCTAGGTTAGTCTTAGTAACAACTTTACCATATTCCAGAGGTGTTAGGATAACTGCAGTGTCAGCAAGTGCATCGGACACAACGTCATCTACTTCTGAAAGAGGGGTAGTTGCAAGATCCAGTCGAGCATACCTGGGAAGCGATATTGATTTAGCACCAACGTCGCGCTTGTGTGTTACGAATTGATCCATAACATTGTCTTGACCTACAGCAACCAAGTACGCTTGGTCATAGGCAAGGATAACGCTGTCATCAACTTGTGTTACACCTGAAAGGTTTGTGGTAAAAGCCATTTTTATTCTCCTAATTTAATTTTTAAAGTTTACCATACTTGCGCATGATTGATTCGATTTGTCTCTGTGTAGTTGCGGCTTTCATCTCCGTGGCGTATCCTCCGACAACGTCACCTTCCCCAGCCTTCTTTACGGCGGGTACTATGGGCACCACTTTTGCATCAAACTCTGCAAATAGTATTGGGTCACTAATCTTCAACTCTTTTACAAGAGAAGCGATTGATGCGGCATCCACCACGTCACCTTCAACTACAATTCTATTCTTGTCTATAAGTTTTAATAATGTACTGATAGATTTAGCACCTGAATCTTTGAGGGCAGTCTCTACTGCTGAATCAATCGCTCTTGTTCTAAATTTACCTTCGAGAGCAGTACTCTTTAGAAGTTCTGCCTCATACAATTCTTTAAACTTACCCTGTTCGACTAACGCCTTCTCAGCTTCCGCTTTGTTCTCCTTCTCGAAACGTCTCACTTTTTTGAGAATTTCTTGACTGGATGCAAGCTCAGCTCTTAGTGTTGCCAGCGATTCATTCAGGGCTATATCAGCTACTGTTGTTACAGCTTCCGCTGCTTCTACTACTACTACCGTATCCACGGTTGATTCTGTTGTCATTTTGGTCTCCACCAGTTATAATACTATTTATAAGAAAAACATTGTTAATTTATACTAATTACAATATATATTTAGGATCTTTTAATCTCCGCTTTGCGATCTTTTGCCCTCTTTTTACCAGCAAGCATGGCTGCTACGGCTTCTGGGGTGCATACTCGACCCCTATTTGCATTCCCGATATTAGCCTTGTGCTGAGCAGTTAGTGGTGGGCGACCCTTACCTTTCTTTGATGCAGATATATTAGCATTATGCTCAGCAGTATTTGGTCCACGCACTTTTCCCAGGTGTGCAGCGCGTATCTTTGCAATGGTTTCTGGAGAGTGCTTCCTACGTGGTTTTACAGGTGTTACGATATCGTTCATGATATATTCCTTTATGGTTCTTGCAGTGGACCTAATAATTTAATCAGTGTTTCCGCTTGAAACACTGCGTCATCAAGTGCATTATGATATACTGTATTCTTGTCTGCTGATCGCAGCTTCTTATTGTTATATCCTAATATATTTAGGACAGTTCTATAGTCGTTAATATGCCAGTATTTCCAGGGGATATTTTGTTCTGTAAGTCGAAAGCTATTCTCGAGGATGGGGATATCAAACGCAGCACCATTTGCCCAGACCATATGACCATCTGGACCGATCCAATCAGAGAATTCTTTTATTGCATGTTGAACAGGTTTTGGATCTATGCGCCATGCAGAACTTGCTTCCACAGGTTGTTTGGACCACCACGTGCATGTTGCTTCTTCTATGTGACAACCGAGTCGTTTACCATCGGATGGGTCAACGTTGATATAGAATCTTTCCGTTATACCCCAGTCGAAGTCAAATTTGACAGCACCGATTGAAACTATTGTAGCATTAGGTCTTGTTGAGAGTGTCTCGATGTCGAGCATTATCGATGAAGCCATTGCATTCCCCTTGAGTGTTATTATATTCTTCACTCACTGGTTCGTCATGACACCAATCATAATTATTAGAACTCCAATTATCTGCTTCTTTAGCTCGCGATGCACCCTTAGTACCAGCCACTGCATCATGTCTGGTATTGCGTTTAGAGCGCAATATATCGTGCAGAGCCTTGGAATGCATTATTTATATTTACCTCTGGTTGTTCTTGTAGTCTTACCAGTCTTGAAGTTTCTTGCATACGGACTTGGACCAGGTGCGAAACACTGCACAGTTATTGATGCACCATCGATAACTTCCACTTTGGTGGCGACTGCTTTACTCCAGCCATCAGTGGAGTGTATTTTAACTTTCTTTCGGTAGGGAACCCACCTTTGTTTTATACTCATGCTATAAAGGAATATAATATTCCCACTATACCTATTGTTGCAATCACTGCAACAAAGCTGCCAAGGATGATAATTATAATTGCGTTTATTACTTTACCAATGTTATTCAGAGTATTCATTATAGTTCCTTTAAAGGATTCAGGTCAATTCCTGTCTCCATAAGAACTATTATACTCTTTATTTGAATTAAAGTATACTAAAATCGTAAGTCATTGATTTACTTCATTTTAGGCATGCCTGCTGCGCTCTTCATCATATCCATCATATCGTTCTGAGAAGATGCTGAAGTAGGTACAGTACCATCGATATGACCCTCATGCAACTCTATTGCAGCGTTTAGAGGATTCTTGGAAGTGCGAGTTGCAGCTATCTCAGCTACTTTGATCTCGGCTTCTTCCATGGTCATACCCTTAGCTTCCATGAAGTAGTCAACCAGTGTTGCACGTCCAGAGTCAATACGAATACTCCATACTTCTTCATCTGATTTAGAATCAACTGGAAGTGATGGAGTGCTGAATACAGCGAATAGCTCAGTATTAGTTCCAAATGGTGCAATACCTTTAGCAGCGGAGATGACAGAGGCGAATGTCTTATAGAATCGCTTGAAGGCTCCTTCGAACATGCGCATGCGCATCTGTCTTAATTCCATATTAGGAATCTCTTCAACCACTAATTGGAAACCGCTGGATGCATTACCCTCACCCGCAGTCTTAATTCGTACTGACCAATCTGCAGCATATGATTTAATCCAGCCATCAACCACAGAATCCAGGGGTGCAATGTTAACATCTGGACTGAGATACTGTACGCTTGGAGTACCTGCACCTGAACTTGTAAGAGCAATAGCCTCACTCGGTCCACCAAGAGATAATCCTTCCATGGGTCTATTTCTTGGAAGAGCCTGACCCGGAACTTCTTGTACTTCCATGATCGTGGTATTACCTGATACTTCACAGTCAATCATGAACAGAGTTGGTAACTTTGCCCAGCTTATTGCATATTCTGCATCGGTAATATGTAGATTAACAAGTTCGTTGATTCCAACTAAATCGCTATTAGCCTCACACCAGAATCCTATACGTGGTAAGTTTGTATCGTAGAATACAGACACAGGAACTATACCGTATGGGTTTGGCTCTTGAGCCGTGATGGCAACATTAATCTTACCTGCTGTTTCTTCAGTTTGCAGGTCAATGAATTCATCAACAGTGATTACTCTGTATGTTCCGTGATCACTTGTACGATATATAATTGCAGCAATGGCTCTAGTGGTAGGATTAAGAATAACTTGAGCATTACCACGATGCAACAGATCGAAGATAAGCTGATCGGATGCTGCATCATATTGCTGGAGGACAATGGCAGTCTTCAGAAGGCGAACTACTTGGTCAACGTTAATGAAGAACTCTTGGAATTCTGTCTTGTACATCTCATCGTTGAATAGGGTTGTCAATGCATCATCCGGTGTGCTTGACTTATCTTTGAATATCTCGAATACAGGTGCAGAGTCCTTGAACAGCTGTCCAGACTTAGTAATAACCATCTGCACCAAATTGCGTGTGCGAGGTATAATACCACGAGTCTTCCAGTTTCTTCGACCTTTATAGGGATCGTTGAGCAGCTTTATCATCTCTGTTTCTTGCTGACCATCTAGATACTGCAATGCCTTCATTGCAGCATGTGCCTTATCAGTGTGAAGAAGTTCCACGAATTGGACCGCTGTCAGTCCCAGTGCTAGTGTATCTGTAGTCATAGTTGCGTTTCCATTGTGGATTGTGTAGTTATAATTCTATTTAGGATACTTGTAGGTGGTCACCACGAGCTTTCTCAAGGCTCTGCGACCTGTATCGGAAAAGGGAATAAGCCGACACCTCAGGAACCTCTTAGTGTTGCACGTCCAAGCAGTGGGTATGCATTATGCATGAAGTATCCAACTGCATCACATGTATGGTCAACACCACTCTTTTTATCTGGCTTACCTGTTGATGGATCATATGCTTGTTGCTCAAGACCCCTTGTGGTCTCTGGACATGTCCTTGGATTAATGAAGAATGACCGAACATTATTGGCATTGCATATCTTTGCATTCACTGAGCCAACTCTTAGCTCTATGCGTGGATTAGCTTTACCACACTTCACCTCGAACCCTGCTTGCTTAATCATTGCAATGCTTGATTGGTCCGCATTGGCAGATCCGGAGGCACCAGAGCTATCTGGATATACGTATATTGTTCTATCTGGATATTCTTTCTTCATATTCTCTATCCATATTCTTGTATTCTGGGAACCTATATGTTCCTTGAGAGCATGTGGTTCTGCGCGATCAACTATGAATACGGTGGAGGCCATATTATTAATGTTAAAGTCCAGACCAATATGCAGAATATGTTTAGGATAATCAGCAAGAGTCTTACTGGTTCCATTAAGTGCTCTATCGAACTGATCATACACAGAACCTGATACTAGGTTAACAAACTCACCATTAAGATACGCTTCAAGCTGCTTGGATGTATACTGTGTATACATGCGCTCAATATATGCTGGATCGATATAGGGATTATCAATGGTTCTTGCAGTGATTAATCTCCTATCAGTTCTCTCCACTCCATGCTCATCATTGGCATCAGCCACGAAGAATTGGTATAGAAACTTGTAACCTTCTGGAGTGCTTGTAACAAATCCAGACATAACATTTGCATTGGTGAGACGCGATACTAACATCTTCCATGCATCTTGGGCTAGGTCAGTATCTATTAGGTCAAACTCATCCACGCCGAACCATGCCAGCGTGACACCGGCAACACGCTTATAACTCTCTGAAGCCATTAGGAGGATCTCTACATTACCATTTGGAAAGTGTAGGGTTATACCATGCGGGTCAGAACTTCTGTATGTATAGGGTAGTCCTATGGAATCCAGTATGTCAATCATGGTTGGAACCAGTACACGCTTCAACATACCGTGTGTGGGTTCCAACAATGCACCACGATATCCTATGTTCTTGGATGCCATGTAGATTGCACGATGGCACAGCGAGTATGTCTTACCAGCCCTGTATCCACCAACTAACCCTAGGAACATTGTACTTGTATCTGTTACAAAGTCCGCCTGCGATTCAAGTAGTTCGATGGTTGGTTTACCATGCATCAATGTTGCGTCTCAGCAATTGGTTCTACAAATACTCTCTTTGGCACAATGACAATATCATATCCAACAAACGTATTGGTCGGTATAGTCTCATCGGAATCGCGGGACTCTTTCCATCTGTGCTGTGTCTTTAGGTAGAAGCACACTGCATTAAAGTGGGACTTATGGGCAGGATTATTAACAATTGTCCATAGGTGACCAGAAGCCACTGATTCACCATGGGCACGTGCACCCTCAATGGCTTCTGCCAAGGCTGGATACTCATCAATGCGTATCCTAAAGGTGTCAGGGTGTATATTAAATAGACCTGCAATACTCTTCATGGTGCAACCACGTGCAGCCATGACTGCAATCTCTTCTATGTCCTGGTCATTCGGTGTCCAACTATTGCGTTTCTTGTGACTTGTTCCCATTATAATGCCCTCCGGCGTTGTTAAACTTGTGTATCTGCTTTCTTGTTGAAGTACTTGGTGGCTCCTCTATTCACTACCCATGCACCGATATATGCAAGGAAATAACCTTCAGTAAGATTATTGTGAAGAGTAAGAAACAATATTGCCCACGTGGACACCATGAGTGCCACTAGCTGTGCTAACTTTGAAGTGGAAGCCTTCCCAGAGTCCTCTAGAAATAGATCTCTAAGATGCCATTTATTTATATTTGTATTTGTGCTGCCCATTTAATCAGTACTGATAGTAATGTTACTATGGTTACCACTGCAGTAATTGCCGCACCCCAGAGTGCAACAGACTTAAGTCTTTGGGTACCATTGCGTGATACTGCAGCATCATCCAGAAACTTAGCATGCATCTCATATACCTTAAGACCGCATTGATGAGAGTTCTCTATCATATCTGCAATTGAGTGTTGTACATCCTTCATGCCTAATTGTACTGTTGTAAGTATGTCTGCAACGCGCTTACTCTCTATACCATTGTTCTTGTATATCTCCAGGTGTCGATCGAATCTAGATTCCAGTGATTCGATCTCATCGAGTAGTTTGTCTTCTGCTTGTCCCATTATTTGTCCTTGCTTAGATTTTTATAGTTTTCGATTATGAGCTCAAGCTCTAGGATATAACTTTGCAACTTCAGAAGATCAACCTTGATATGCTGAACATATGTACCATAACTATTTAGGACTAATTCATGTGCTGATAGTGATGGTCTTGTAATAAGTGGTGGTGCAGGTACTGTTATGACTGGAACATATACTGTTACGACTTCTACCTTTGGAGGTAGAGCCTTACACCCTGATAGCAGTAAAGCCAGTATGAGTAAGAGTTTCATGGATAATCCCCTGGATACTCCTTGGAGAACTGTATGGTAAAGTCAGAAAGGTTCTTCATTGCACCAGAGCACTCTGTTGGAACAGTCTTCCCCATGAGCTCATTGATAAGAGTTGTGGTATTACTTTGTATCTTGTGTAGCTCTTTATTGGCAGTATTGAACTTATGCTGGTTGTTTCTGGATGTTTCTCTAAGGGAGATTACAGCTGCATTCTGTTTAGTGATTGCAGCCTTTAGGTCTTGCGTGGCGAGGGTGCATTGCTGCAGGTTGAACTCTGATACGGTTAGATTGTGTTTGGCGCGTTCCAGACGGAAGTCTAGAATCTTGAGTGTGATTGTTGCATACACCAAGGCCAGGGAAAGCAGAATGATGACATAGTGTGTCGGTTTAAGATTCTTAATGAATGCAAGGATTAGGGTCATCATATATTTGGAAACCTTGAAAGAACCTTCTTTGCCTTCTTTGCCTTCTTATTTGCACGATGCATTCTATGTATATAGATGACTTTTTGTTCCTCAGTCAACCTAGATGCAACTTCTGGATACTGAGCTGCAAGACGTTTAATATACATATGTTCATTTATTCCCCTTTTGCATATGCTCGTTAATGTATTCATATTTGTCCTTGATTTTTAAATGTAAACCGGGCATAAAGGGAGAGTAGTTATCCAGAGTTGTTTACATGAGATTATCTAGATTTTATTCTATTATAACTACTAGAATAATTTCATGTAAACAACTACTAGAATAATATTAGGTTTCTAAGAACGTACTGAGCCTATCAGACTCAGTGCATTCTTTAGAAACAAAGTATGCTTGCATCGTAACCTAAACATTAGGTAGGGGCGGTTGACCGATCTCCCTTTACTACGTCTTCATTTGTCAGCGGCGGAACTAGATACCATGCAAGAAGCATCTAATCCGTGTGGGTCCGTCCCACATCGAGGCACAGTAATTACTGTCCTTTTTTACTACTTCAATTTAAACCGATCGCATCCATTAAGGTGGTCTCGTGAACCGCATATAGGCTCATAGCATCTGTCATAATATTTGGTCAATTGCAAGGACGGTATCTCAGAGTGTATTCCAAGACCAATCTCAACAGCAGTGACTGTTAATAGTATTTAGCCAAAAACTTCAGAAAAAGTAAGGTATATTCAATATATCTTCACTTTATTTTGACATACACCTATTATACCCCATGCCACCATTAAAGACAAATAACTCTCTTTGCCATGCAATAATACAGATTCTCAAATTTTATTCTGGTAGTTTTTCCATTGTAATTGTAATTGCATCCTCTGGATTATCCAGTCTTGCAATAAACACTATGTTATTCTTAAGAATGCTAATAATGTTATCACAGGTATGTTCGTCAATGGACTGTGCAAAGCAATGATAGTACTTCTCAGAACGTATAAAGAATCCAACAGAGGTAATGATAACCTCAGAGTGCATCTCTGGATCTGTTATTGGTGTAAATCCCTCAGTGGTAAAGTGGTCTCTCCATTTTACCATATACAAGTCACGGAACTTTGGCTTCATTTTGACTCTGGTCCAGGCGCGTATATGTTTACTTTAACCATATCAGTACCAATCTTTACCATATTGTAGTCTATTGGTTCGGACCACTCATCATGCGAATGATCCTCTTGCACCCAGAGTTTCTTCTTCTTGTATGGAGTATAAACATATTCTTGTTTATCTGAATAGG